CAGGCAAACCGAAAGTTCCAAAACCCTACTATTGATTTGACATCCTAGCGAAACTATATTATAATCTCTCTAAGAGGAGACAATTATGATCATAGGTATTTGCGGATTTATTGGCAGCGGCAAAGACACGGTCGCTGATTACTTACAAAATTTCCACGAGTTTCGGAGGGAAAGTTTCGCATCTACACTAAAAGACGCAGTATCCTCGGTATTTGGATGGGACCGAACTTTACTAGAAGGCCGTACCAAAGAAGCCCGCGAATGGCGAGAGCAGATAGATGCATGGTGGGCAGAACGATTGGATATGCCTACACTTACTCCCCGATGGGTCCTGCAATACTGGGGCACAGAGGTCTGCCGCAAAGGGTTCCATGATGATATCTGGATCGCTTCGTTAGAAAATAAACTGCGTAGTAGCAAAGATTCAGTAGTGATTTCTGACTGCCGTTTTCCTAACGAAATCGACAGCATACGTAATGCAGGAGGCAAAATCGTCTGGGTTAAGCGTGGAGAATTGCCTGATTGGTACGACACAGCCATCCAAGCTAATCGAGGTCATAACTGGGCCATCCAAGATCTAAAGATGCAGAAAATCCATGCTTCGGAAACCGCCTGGGTAGGCACAGAGTTCGACCACGTCATAGACAACAACGGCAGCATAGATCAGCTGTATAGACAGGCAGAGCTGTTAGTTATCGGCGATAAGATCACCTTGCCGCCATGTGTGCCCTTCTTTGGCTAATATCTGCCCACAATTACAACAGATAGTTTTGAGGTTGCTGTGACGGCAGTTGTCCAAATTGCCGTCCACGTGGAACACTCTGAACACTTCTCTGTGCGGTGATCTAAATCCACACTTTTCGCACTGGTTTTTGATCTTATACCCTGATCGCAGCCATCTAGGAACGCCGTGATATAGTCCGTGAGCCATGCAGATTTCGCAGAGGCTACGATAAAAGGTCTTATCACCTTTCTTGTAATTCACAGCGCGGGGTCTATGGCCACACCTGCACAATGGTCTCATAGAAATATTTACACCTTTTTGATACCTTTTCGAGGCAGTGTAACCGCTTAAAATCTTCCAATGCCGCTAAATAATATACAACACTATTACCAGGAGAACAGGGAATGGCACTACAATCACCCGGCGTAGAAGTAACGGTAATCGATGAGAGTTTTTATACACCAGCTGAACCTGGTACGACTCCTCTTATCGTGGTAGCTACCGCAGAAAACAAGACTAATGCAGCTGGCACTGGAACCGCTGCAGCCACTACACAGGCCAATGCCGGTGTGGCCTACAGATTAACTAGCCAGAAAGATCTAGTAGATCTATTTGGTGTTCCTTTCTTTGAGCAGACAGCCAGCGGATCACCTGTTCACGGCGGAGAACGCAACGAATATGGGCTTTTAGCAGCCTATAGTTTCTTAGGTGTCAGCAACAATGCGTTTGTTGTCAGAGCCAATGTAGACCTCAGCGAACTAGAAGGCGATGCCAACGAACCCGCAGGCCGCCCAGATGACGGCCAATGGTGGGTCAATACCGGAGCCACTGCCTATGGCATCCAAGAATGGAACAGTGCTGCTGCTACGGTAGCAGGAGGGCAAAAATTCTCCGCTAAGACTCCACTGGTATTAACTGACGACGATTCTGCTAGAGTAACAGGAACAGCACCAAACGCTTCTGTAGGCAGCATCGGAGATTATGCCGTGGTGTTTCTAACAGGCACTGCTGCCAACGAAACAGCAAAAATATATTACAAATCATCAGGCGGCACTATCGCAAATAACGCAGGGGTTACGGCTGGTCAGTGGGTGCTGGTAGGAAGTCCCGAATGGTGCGCCAGCCATCCTACAGTAAGCGGATCAGTTGCTATTTCTTCCTTGACCGCTGGACATAGTTTTTCGATCAACGGAAATACTATCACCGTTTCCGGAGCCACAGTACCTGATAGAATCACTAATCTAGTTTCCGACTTAAACAACCTGTCTACACAAGGTATCAGTGCTAAAACCGTCAACGACAGACTTTACATCTATTCCGATGGTAGCACATCAGATAACAGCGATTCTACTTTAAGTGGAGCGATAGTGATCGCTGCAGGAACTGGCACGGTGCTAGCAGACATCGGAGTATCCGCAGGAACTTATCTACAACCTAAACTAACACAGGCTCCTCACACGCAGGTACCTTCGTATAAGAGAACAGATAACAGTACCACGGTGCAAGGTTATCCTACAGGTTCAGTGTGGATCAAGACCACACAACCCAACAGCGGTTCTGATTGGATCATCAGCAAATACAATTCATCTACTCAAGTATGGACTGCCTACAGTTCCCCGCTTTATTCTTCAACTCATGCCGCGCTCTATTATCTGGATAGATCGGGACTCGGCAGCAAAATCGCCGTAGATTCATTGTTCGTTCAGTATAACGCCACAGAGAATTTTAGTTATGCAGCGCCCGACGATGACACTAATCAACGAGATCAAGAATTAGGCGATGCTCAGTTTAGGATTTGGCGCAGAAACGGCACCGGTAACACCGTGATTACATCCGCACAGATTACCACTGCTAACATCACGAACTCGACCGTGTATGAATTTACTATCAGAGAAAGCACAGGAGCATTATCTCTAAGCACTGCGGTGCCAATCTCATTTACCGGCCAAGCTACCGCAGCGGCCAGTGGCAATGCTATCGCTGCAGCTATCAATGCTGCTGGGTTAACATATGTCGAAGCTGCCTATGATGCAGATGAATCGAAAGTCAGCATCTATCACAAGAGCAGCGGAGATTTTCGTCTGACAGACGTAGCCAACGCACCTATCGCCACATTATTTGGTACGGGTTTCAACGTTGTCACTAACACCGGAACAGCAAATTTTTATGCTTTAACTGGTGGTATTGTCACAGGTTCCGCTGAAGAGTTTTTGGCCACACTATGGAAACCATTAATCACTGAGGGATTTGAAGCATCGTCTTCCGCTCCTGATTCTAGGGCCCAGGATGATCAACTTTGGTATAACCCCGCGTTCGGTGAAGTAGATATCATGGTGCATAATGGTAACACCTGGGTAGGCTACAGAACCGCAACTAGCCCATTCTTCGCTGCTGCATCCGGCGACAAGACCGATCCGCTGGGACCGATTGTCGCGGCCAGCGAGCCAACGACACAGAGCGATGGCTCAGCATTGAAAAATGGTGACTTATGGATCAGCACCGCAGATCTAGAAAACTTCCCAATCATCTACAAATATGACGGATTAAATCTAGAATGGGTTTTAGTAGATAAAACCGATCAAACCTCAGAAGATGGTATATTATTTGCCGATGCACGTTGGAGAGATGAAAGCGGTAATGCTGCTACTCCGGAAGGTCCGGGAGCTCCCGATACTATCCCATCATTGCTAGATAGCAACTTCCTAGATTTTGATGCACCAGATCCAGATCTATATCCTAAGGGTATGCTACTTTGGAATCTAAGACGCAGTGGTGGCAACGTCAAGCGTTATCAAAGAAACTACATCACGACCACAGACCGAAATGCGAGATTTGATACTGTCGAAAGCCCCAATGGAGACCCCGTAATAAATGGTCAGTTTATGACTAACTATGCAGTCGATCGTTGGACCACAGCTTCAGCAAACAACGAAGATGGGTCCGGAAGTTTTGGTCGCAAAGCACAGCGCAAAGTTGTCGTATCGGCTATGAAATCAGTTATCGATACCAGCTCTCAAATCCGTGATGAGGAGCGCAGAAATTTCAACATTATCGCTGCTCCAGGATATCCAGAGTGCTTGAGCAATTTGATCAACTTGAATATCGATCGTGGACTGACAGCATTCGTCATAGGGGACACTCCGTTGCGCCTAGCATCGGATGCTACTACACTGGTCAACTGGGGCACAAATGCGAGATTAGTCACCGACAACGGTGACGACGGCATAGTCAGCTATGACGAGTACTGCGCGGTTTATTATCCAAATGGATTTACCACAGATCTAGGCGGTAACAATGCTGTGGTGCCAGCTAGCCATATGATGCTAAGAACGATCGCTCTCAGCGACAGCGTCAGTTACCCATGGTTCGCTCCGGCAGGAACGCGACGCGGCGGTATCACTAATGCTACCAGCGTGGGTTACATTGATTCGCTGACAGGAGAATTCCAGACCGTGGCGGTCAACGAAGGAACTAGAGATGTGTTGTATGATCTCAAAGTCAATCCGATCCCATTCTTTGTAGGATCAGGTCTAGTAGCGTTTGGTCAAAAAACTCGTGCGAGAAATGCTTCTGCGTTAGATCGCATCAACGTAGCACGTTTGATCGTTTATCTACGTAGTCAACTAAACAAACTTGCTCGTCCATATATCTTCGAACCTAACGATAAGATTACCAGAGACGAAGTCAAAGGTGCTGTAGAAAGTCTGCTCCTAGAACTAGTAGGTCTAAGAGCTATCTATGACTTT